ACTTATTCAAATAATCAAGTCCATCTTTTTCTGTGTAATCTTCAACTTCAATTTCTACAGACACACGAGTTTTACCATTTGTGCGTTTCTTTTTGAGAATATCTTTAACTAACTCAAAATTGTACTGAGTCCAAACCAAACTATTGAGCGTCAACCATCGCTCTCCATTAATCATTTCAATTTGAATATCCGAATCTCCGGGCGTGAAACCTACACATCTTTCCGAAGTAGGGTCAAGATAAGAATAATACTCAGTGTCAGTTTCTTTGTCATATGCTATTTTTGAGTTGTGAGCATCGCCAATTTTGTATCCATCTTCCATAAACTTCTTTGGGAAAGCACATAAAAGTGGAGTATTCTTGAACGTGTCTTTAAATTCTTCCATTCCTTCTAAAGTAAAAAATGAATCATTTAAATTTTTACCTTCTTTAATAGCCATGAGTTTAACTTTAAGAAAATCTGGATTATCATCTTCAATTACTTGGAACTTGCGAATGGGAATATTAATAATTTTACTAATGGTTTCCTCCTCCTTTCCACAAGGATAAGAGTCTACAAACTCTATTTAATGATATATAATGGGATTAACCCAATATAACTAAAGAATAATAAACTTTTTAATGTCGTGGTCAAATGCCATCCAATTATCATTGTAATTAGAAGCTTTATCTACGAGTAATTTAATTTGTTCGCTGTATTTATTAAAACCAAGCAGAAACTTTTGAAGGAAAGCATATGTCATCATATCCCCTTCATCAAATACAAATAGCATTGCTTCTGAAATATGGTCTTCAATATATAGTTGTTTTTCTAACATTTTGTTGAATACGTCCAAAGGCGAATTATAATCAGAATCATCTTTGGGAGTTTCTGGATAAACAGTTAAGCAATTTCTACTCGTTTGATAATCTGAAATTTTGTCTGAGAGAATGGGATACGAGTGACTAAGCGGTACGTGTAGGTGTTTTTCAGTATTATTCATTACAAAGGTTACACTGAGAATACTCATTTGGCGGTCAAGTAATCGGTTCATTGCGAACATATCACCAACCAAAATATTAAGCCATTCATTCACATTATCTTTAATTAATCCTGCCACTACATCACCTCTTTTAACTTTTCGTCTAAGAATAATTCAAGATTATCATATTCCCAATATGGGATTTCTATTAATGGAATGTTATTAGTTATGCAATAATCTTTTTTAATTTTGTCACGTTTTTTATTTAGTTTAAATCCATCATCTCCACCAAAGAAATCAACGGCACGATAGTGTTGTTCTCCGTGATATTCGATACATAAATTATGCGTTGGTAAATAAAAATCAAAAGATAACAAATATTTGTGTTTACAATCAGCAAACGCATGTTGAGAAATCAAAGATATATCGTTATACAATAGATATTTATATACTTTTCGCTCACCTTTTGACATTGTTATATATGGATGGGACACTTCAGCGGATATAAAATTACATAAATCACATTTGAATGTTCTATCCACACCTTCGTCTGTATGTTCTCCCAAATATTCAAAAATGTACTTTCCGGTTATGCCAAAATATTCAGTGCTAACTATTGTGTAATCTGGACGATGCAAGCTACAATAATTTTTTATATTTTCTATTGCATATTTTCTACCATCTTTTGTTGCACTTATCCAACTTGATGTAAAAGTCTCCATTTGCTTCAATGTTCTAAACTCTACACAATAGATATATCCTTCTTTATCTTGGCAATAAAACGGCATACTTCCAGAATGGCATCCATTCCAATCATATATGGTTAAATTAAATTCTTCCAATTTTTCATATATTAATCTTTCTGTACTTTCTTTGAACAAGGCTCCGACTAGAGATTCGTTAGCACAATCATTACAGATACTTCCTCTCAACATAGAATAATAACTAACTTCTTTTATTGTGTGATTTGAATTACCGCAATGATATCTTACACGTACCGTCCTATTTTCCATAAACGAACCAATTATATTATAACTATCAAATTTAGAAGATAATTGACTTTTAATTCTTTCTAAATTTAAAGCGTTATCAATGATACAATCTTTGCAATGACATTGATTTCTTGGATAAACATCATACCACCTACACCAATAACTTTCATGATTTGGGTCGCCACAATTCAAAAGAGCATACCAATGGCTCTTTCTCCTTATCTCTGCGTCCATTATCTTAAATCCGGGTCTAAGTGTATCCATAACATTTTGAAACTCTTCAATTTTTTCTTCTTTTGTCGAGCCATACCTTGCCATTGAATTAAATCCTCCTTAAATCTTACATTAAAATTCTTTACAAAGCCAGCGGGCCATCATTGTTTTGAAAGAATCATCTTCTTTAAATTCGATAAAAGTTTTATACCGATTACCAAGTCCACATCCAACTGGAATACAACCATGTTTGATAAAAATATCTGCTTGTTTAATATTGAATATTTTCATGTTTCTCTCCTTAAATCTTATTCATTATCAGATGCAAAATCAGCCATACATTCTAAACTACAAAAATCCCCATATCCGTCAACATTACTTTCTCCGCATTGTTTACAAGTGATTGCACTAAAACTTTTTGAATCGCCTGTATTTAAACCAGATTCTTGAGAGCTAGCAGTGTTATCATTGTCTGGATTATCTACAGAGGGTCTTCCGTTTTTCGAGTCTGTTTTTGACGAAGATTGAAAAGAGGATTGTAAAGGTGACATTTTTGAGTATAAATTTGATGCGGAAACATAGTCGGCCAAGCACATTACGTCTTCATTATCCATGTCATGCATAGCATTATATTTAGGGAGCAACCAGCTCATACCAAGAGAAAGCCCTTTTTCAAGCGAAGCGATATCATCTTGCTTTGTGAATATAGTTCCAAACATCTGCCATTTCCAACAGAACTTTAATCCAAGTTTTTTCTCAAAAATAATATTCACACAATTCATAAATTGGTCATAAATACTATCAGCCAATCTACCCTCAATTAACTGTGAAGACTTAATTTGAGCCACCGATGGCTTGTCGCTTGTGGACTGCAATCCATTAATACTTGCTGTACTAATCAATTGTTGAAGTGCCTCAGAATAAACTTTATTACCATCCGGCACGTTCGGGAATGAAATATGTTCCATATTTTGGAAAGGCATAGGTGCAATACCCGTACCTGCGGGTGCTAAACTTTGGAATAGATTTGTAAATCCACTTACCATACCATCCGACAATCTAAGGTCATTTGTAAAACCACCAGATTTAGAAGTCTGATTTTCGTGGAATGGAATTTCGGCCAGAACCATCGAATTTAGTGGAATTGAAGTAAGCTGTTGCTGAAGCAGTTGATAACTTGACAAATCCTGAGTCTGTAAAAACAATCCTGCAAATGATGGGCTAATCCATACATGGGATTCATCAGAGGAAAATACAAATGTTTCATCAGGTGGCAATTCGTGCCAATAAAAATATGCACCTTCTGTATATTCTACGGATGCACCTTTAGGATTATCTTTTTTAACTTTATCCATATCAATTCTATTTCCGGTTATATCATTAATCGTATATCCCATCAACTCTTTATAAAACCTTTGAAATGACGGAGGATATTGTTCCACTGATGTACCGGGAGTCCAGAAATATGCAAAGTTAAATGAAACGCCCATATAAGAATCACCAGTCTTGCTTGTAGGCTTCCACCAGTTAGACGGAAGTTCTTGTAAGAATGCGGTATTAACCTTTTCTCCACCAGTCTTATTATCTGCGTCAAGTCTCAAACAATATGCACGTTTACCCTCTCTCGCTACTTCCAAAGCAATACGCCTAAATGTGTATTGTGGCTGAAGCTTATCAAGAAACATGTGTACAAGTTTACTATCAGATTTAAACCTTGGAGTTTTCAAATCAGCTTTATCTACATATTTAGGATGCGCATAATGTTTATATGTCAGCATATCAGAATATAAGCGCATCAACTTATACAGTGGATAAGCAATAGTGGACAATGCCCACGATGCTTCTCTAAGCGTCTGTTCGCTGTATTCAGGCGATTGTAGAGCTTGCTCAAGTGTATCTCTATCCATGAAGATAGGGAGCGATTTAAGCCGTTTTAAGCGTTGATTCTGTACATATGGATTGCGTCCTAATACTCCACCAAATGCTTGCAGAAAATCGTTGCTACTATATCCAGATGAAAATAGATTCTGCCATCTCTGAGCGGTTTGTTTAATCGAATATGATGGTTGTTCAACTGCTAAAATAGTTTCAGGCGTTATTTCAGGTTGTGTTGTTTTCTTGCGCGGTGGCATCATTTACCTCCTTTCGCGTTGATTGTAATACTAATTCATTCTCAACTTCTGTAATCAAATCATTTAGCTCCTTTAAAGCTTCTTGATTCTCTTTCTCAAATCTAAGTTTTTCTTCTTGGAATAATCTAATTTTAATCCATTCTTTTACATTTTCAGGTTGATGAATTGAATTTTGAATGGTCGCGTCTACAATGAAAATATCTGAGACGATTGATTTGAGTTTAGTTTGAATGAATTTTTTAGATTTGTTAGTTGACAAATGAATCACTTCATTTTTATAAATAAAGTCACCCAATGACTCAAGTTTTTTAAAGAGGTCATTGATTGATTTGGGTGAATCAAACTGAATTTTATATATCATTGAGTCTCCTTATATTCACTTGAAGCCATTGAACCGTGATGCAAATGGATTTGATGTTGATGTGCCGAATAGGGTTGTACGGTTTGAGGATGAGATGCCTGAAAGGAGATTTGAAAAGTTAAATTCTTCCTCTGGTTCTTGCAACAAATCCATCTCAAATTTAGATGCCACATAATTTCCGTAGCTAATTGATGTATACCTATCCTTACGTCCACGTTTTTCATCAATTTTAATATTGCCAGATGAAATAGTGTATTCAAGGTTAACACATTCATTTATCAGTTCTGAAGTTTGGTTATATGGGTTTAGCCTATTCGCTTTCTCAAACGTATCCAAATTCTCATTCGCCATTTTATAATCTTCGTCTTTTGACAAAAGATAATCTTGTGCCTTATCTGGCTCAATAAGAAAACTAATCATATTCTTTAGAAGCTTATCTCTAAAATCAACAGCAATATCACTATTGAGTTTTGCACTTGCAGATATTGGGAATATAACTGGCTTCGCACTTTTTGCTAAAGTCTTTCTATTCAATTCTTCAAATACAGATTCGCTCATATCAGAGTATCTTCTTATATTTCCCAGAACAGTCATAGCATCATGTTCTACATCACGTTCGTCATCTCTGGTAATTACACCCAACATTTCATAGATGGCGATACCGGCATTTTGTAAGTCGAGTACAACATATTCAGCTTCAAAATCCATATATAGTTGTTTTATACGGAGTGCTTGACGAATGCTATTTTCTCCATTATGAGATTCAAGATATACCACTTCGCGCATATACCCTTTTGTGGTAGGCAATAATCTAATACATCCAAGGATAGTATTATCATTTGCTTTACCCTCGCGAGTAGATATATCTGCTGTGATTAGTCGTATTTCACCAGATTGTTTTGGAATGTTGCAACTATACTTTTTCTTTTTAGAAACAGCATCGGAACGATATGGATAAAAACATTTCTTCAAAGTCTGATTTGAACGGAACATATTAAGTTTAAAATAAGAATTTTCATTCTCATCAAACATAATGTTTTCATATTCCATCATAAACGAAATTTCATCAGACTTAGCTTTTGCGTCATCCATTACTTTTCTTGTTTTAAGTCCGTGAAATATTGCAAGAAGATAATCAAATCCCATGACCATATAAGAGAAGTCACCTTTTTCAAAACCACTGAGCATTTTTTTGGTATTGGCAACTAACTCAGACCACATATATCCTTCTTGATAGCTTTTATAATAAGCAGAAGATATATATATCTGTCTTGGTTCTTCTTGTAAATGCGAATATTTAGGATTCTTTAAATAATTTGGTTGTCTGCTTATCAAGAATGGTTTAATAATCTCATCAACTACTTGACGAGGTATCAAACGAAATTCTTCATAAATTATACATGTCGCTCTGTGTCCGCGTGCAGACTCTCCGCTCGTTACAACTATAATACGACTGCCGTTATGAAAAATGACATTGATAGCGTTTTGCCCAGACTCAATTTTTTTAATTTCACGCCTCAAGTTGGCACTCATAGGGCACAACTCTTTTTCTATTTTTTCCTTTACTATGAGTCCAGCCTGTTCTTTTGTTGATGCCACTATCACCACAATACTTTTTGGTTTGCAGATACACTCACAACAAGCAAATAAGCCGATTGTGAAGCTCTTGGATATTCCACGGCTTGCAAGTGTCATAAATGATGTAGATATACCCATCAAATATAACATTACCTTTTG